CGACAAGGTGATGGAAGCGACGCATGCTGTCACGCCTTATGATAAAGCGTTGCGTGAACTCGCCATTACTGAGTCTGGGCTAACAGCCAATGTTCTGCTTCACAACATAACCCAAGAGCAGATGAACCAGAAGATGGCTGTTGCCAGAGAGAGCTACAACAAAGTCCTCCAACCAGCACAAGAATACGGCAAAGCCCTAGACAAGGAAGCTCAGCTACTGGGCATGGGCTCTCGTCAGCGTGAAGTTTACACCAAGCTTCTTGAGATGGAGAAGAAGGCAAAGGAAGACAATCCTGGCAAAGGGATGGACGATGCTGAGATTGCTGCCCTCAAAGCCAAACTCGAACTCAACCAGAAACTCCAGGAGGCGTCTGCCAACCAGAACGTCGGGCTGCAAGCGTGGGCGAATTCGTTCCAGGATTTGAATACAGAACTTGGCAAGGTCGAGCAAAAAATTGCTGGTGATCTGACAGACGCCATCACGAAGTTTCTCGAAGCCCCGAAGGATTTCATGAAGAAGGGTGGCTGGATGGAGATGGGCAAGCAGATGGAGAATACCGTTCTGCACACCATGGTCCAGGACAGCGTGCGGGGAGGGACAGATTTCCTTGGGCTGACCGGAGGCAAGGATGCGGACCCCCATGGCAGCACGGTTCTAGGGCCGATCGCCCAAATGCTTGGAATCGTTCCCAAGACCGGTGCAGGCGGCGCAGCGCAGGGGATCGGATACGACGCATCCTTGAAGAAAATGATGACGCCAGATGAGAGCGCGCTTCAAGTCGTTATCGTTGGTGGTTCCGGCAGAATGGGAGCTACCAGTGGAGACCCTGGAGTAGCCGGGAGCACTATCGGGAGCAAATCAGGCGGAGATTATGCCGGTTCTAATGGCTCAGCTACTGACGGCACAAGCGGGTCTTATAGCGACCCTAACTCGTCCGGGTATGTAGATTCCGGAAGATGGGATTTGCCGGGCAGCGCAACCGGCGGAAATAGCGCAGGAACTGGTTCTACTGGCGGATCATCCGGTGGCTCTCGCGGAGATTCCTCGGCGTTGGGTGGGGTAGGGGGAGCCTTGTCCTACGCTCAGCAGCACGGCGTCGGCGGACCAGGAGCAAGCGCTCTATCGTCCGCAATGCCTCTTGCAGGACTCTTCAAATCGGAAGGATTGCTTGGATCGAATGGTGAACTATTTGGAAAGTCAGGCTTGTTTGGGTCGGAGGGGACCTTTAGTTCCGGCGGCGCACTTGGGTCGAACGGATCGCTCTTCGGATCGGCAGGACTGTTCGGGTCCGCTGGGCCGATCCGAGGTGATGAATCCATGTTTGGCGCTGGAGGAGATCAAGGAAGCTGGTTCGATAATACGTTCGGATCGACGAGTTTCCTTGGCTCAAATGGTGGACTGATGAATGCGTTCGGCATGGGAACAGGCGTAGTTCCCGGCGTGGATAATGGAACTTGGGATACGATGGGGGCTGCTTCTAGTTCTTCTCTTGATGCCCTCAGTAATATGGGAGGAGAAGCTGCTGCGGCGTCTGAAGGGAGCGCTTTAACCAATCTAGGCCTTTACTCAGAAGGAGGGTATGCCGGGCAACCTGTAAACAAAGGCTCTATGTCCTACGGCGCATGGCAGGGCAAAGCCGTGCCTCACTACGCAGAAGGTGTCCAAAACACGTCTGGTGGTATCCCGTCTGTCCTGCACCCGAACGAAGCAGTCATTCCACTTTCTCGTGGACGAAAAATTCCGATCGAAATGCCAGGAGGAGGTGGACAAGGCGGGTCAGGCCCTGTAAACGTGCATTTCAACGTAAGCACACCTGACGCTGACTCCTTCAGAGCATCAGAAGGTCAAATCCATACCTCGCTGGGTAATTCAATCCAACGCGCAGTTAAGCGAAACGGACCATGATGCAATGACAACTACCAGCACCTTTGTCGAGACCCAGTTTCCTCCAGACATCTCCTATGGATCGTCTGGCGGCTCTGGCTTCAGCACGACCGTGTTTACGACCGAGGGCGGGTGGGAACAGAGGAACATTAACTGGTCGATGACCAGGGCCGAATACGATGTGTCTCAGGGCATCAAGTCCAGATCAGACATGGACGTGCTGGTCCAGTTCTTTATGGCGATGAAAGGTAAAGCCTACGCCTTCCGCTTCAAAGACTGGGCAGATTACTATATCGCCAACCAGGAACTAGCGGTAGGAGATGGAACTACTACGGCATTCCAGTTGATCAAGGTCTACACTGATCCTCTAGGATTATCCTCATTCACGAGGACAATCGCAAAGCCAGTCACCGGGACCCTAACGACTGTCCTTATTGCCGGTGTCCCTACCACAGCGTTCACAGTCGACTACACGACAGGAATGTTCACCTTCGCTACGGCGCCAGCGGCGACACATCCGATCGTCGTAAGCTATATCGAATTCGATACACCAGTTCGGTTCGACATCGACAAGCTGAACGTTCGTCAGGATTTCTGGGAAGTAGAGTCCTGGGAAGGCATTAGACTGATCGAGGTGCGGATATGAAAGCAATAACCACCAACTTGATGAATCATATCCACCAGGATGTGACGACCCTAGCGTCATGCTGGCTGGTCACGCGAACGGACGGTAAGGTGTTTGCTTTCACCGATCACGATAAACCGCTGCTCGTCAATGGTGTAATCTACGAGGCATCCAGTGCATACTTACGGACGGCGCTGAAGTCAGACCAGACATTGTCGGTCGACAACATGGACGTGACAGGCATCTTGGACTCCGGTGCGATTTCCGACGCAGACCTCAAGTCAGGCCGGTATGATTATGCCCAGGTCCAACTGTTTCTGGTGAACTGGGCCGATCTGTCTCAAGGCATCTTGAAGATGCGATCGGGGACCTTTGGCGAGTCCGTCTGGACGCCCACCGGGACATTCAGAGCCGAATTGCGCGGTTTGACGCAAGCTTTGATTACGGACGTCACCAAAAGTTACCTTCCGCTATGCCGTGCTGACTTGGGTGATTCCAAATGTAAAATACCGCTTGCTCCAGCGAAGTGGGCGCCAGACACTCCGGTCGTTGCCTCCGCTCAGTCAGTCACTGTAGTCAGTGAGTTGGGAGGTGTAAGTTCCACTTCTACAGGCCTGCTTGGAGTTATACTCGCGGCTCTTAATAGTTCTGGCGCCAATGTTAACTCAATTACATTCGTCTCCGACGCGTCGTCTGTTTCAGACCCGGCAGCTACTGATGATTTGCATGCACTGGCAGTTTATACTTGCACCACAGGCGGGACGACTGGAGCGACGCCTCCAACCTTCAATCCGACCGTAGGAGCGACAACCACAGAGACTACAGGTGTCGTATGGACATCGATCACCCCGCTGCGTGGCGTCGGAACCGTGACATCAGCCTCGGCGAAAAACACATTCGTAGCTGCTGGTGTTTCTGTCCCGGCAACCCCGGAAGGGTCATTGGCTACCGTAACCTTCACTCAGACGGCTGTTGTCCCAACCTACACGATAGTCCTTACGATCGGATCACAGACGGTCGGATGGACGCTGCCAACAACCTACAATACGAGCGATCAGGTCAAATGGTTGGCGAATGCCATCAACGCAGCAAACAACGCCGGGCAGATTGCCGCCACCGCGATCATGGCGTTCAGCGCTACGAACCTTCATTCAGTGGTGATCCAGAAGGTCAACAACGCCGACAGCGGAAACGTCGTTGTGGACAACGACAATATCAACCAAGTGCAGATCACTAATTTCTCAGGATCGAACGTTGTAGGTTCCCCGTATATGGCTGGCGGACTTGTAACGTGGGTAACTGGACTGAACACCGGATTGTCGATGGAGATGAAAGACTACACGCCAGAGACTGGAGTCCTTGATCTGTATCTGAATATGCCTTTCGCTATTAGCGTAGGCGACAAGTTTTATTGGCAACCCGGGTGTGACAAGACCCGAAAGACTTGTTACTTCCAATATAATAACATCCTCAACTTTCGAGGAGAACCAGACGTCCCTGGTCAGGACGTCATGCTGACTTATCCGGACGCCTCGTCATGAAGCGCGCTGATGTTGTCGCCGAGGCTAGAAGCTGGCTCGCTGTCCCTTGGGTCCATCAAGGGCGCACACGGAGTGGCGTGGATTGCATTGGTCTCGTTGTGGTCGTGGGGAGAACCTTCGAGGTGCCTCACGAAGATCGCGTGGACTATGCCAGGGTTCCGATCGGCAACGCCATGCTGAACCACCTTAGACGTTTCTTGACACCTGTGTCTGGCGTGTTAACGCCAGACGGAACGGTCGGAATATTCCGCCAAAGCGTCTACGGATGCCATGTGGGGATTTTCTCCACCATCAACGGCGTTCCTCACATCATCCATTCTCGGGCTGATCGTAAGAAGGTAGTCGAAGAGCGTTTCAAAGACGGGGAGCTAGGGATGAACCTGCTCGAAGTGTTGGCCTTCCCAGGCTTGGAGGAATAATGGCTCAATTAGCATGCGGAGTCATTGGCGGCGTAATCGGAACGTATTTCGGAATGCCCCAGCTTGGCTTCATGGCTGGGTCGTTAGTTGGTGGACTTCTTTTTCCATCGAACCCTCCGGCTTCCGCGACGTATCCCAAGATAACAGCGTCGACTTACGGCGTCCCTATCAACGTGCTTTATGGAACCATGCGCCTCCAGGGGAACATGATCTTCTGTGACAACATTTATACGAAGAAAGGGTCAACCGGCAAAGGCAGTATGATGGGCGGGTCGTCTTCGACTCCCATTTCCCGCGTTGATTTCGCTGTCGCCTTCTGTGAAGGGCCTGTCACAAACATCACCCGCATGTGGGCAGATGGCATCTTGATATACGATGTGACGAACCCGTCGTTGGTTGCGGAGACCGTCAAAACCAACTTCTTCTTCTATAATGGCAGCGAAGATCAGATGCCTGATCCGATGATCGCTGAGTGGGTTGGAACCAACGTGCCGGCGTCGCCTCTTGCCTGCCCAGCGTATCGTGGACTGTGCTACGCCCTATTCCCTGGCTTCACGATCACCAACTTCGGCAATCGCATCCCCAACATAACAGCAGAACTCACGAATGCTGCTGTGTCAGATTGTCCGAACATTCAACTTACGCCGATTACGAGTGGTCCGTTTACACAACTCGGTTCCAACGATATTGACATTGTGGCAGTCGACTGGGTCACTCAGCGGATGTTCCGTGTAGGCTATGACGCAGGACAGCCAGGGATACGAGCTTATTCGTTGGTGAACAATGCTGAATATCAGCAAGCGATCAATCTTGACGTAGGGGGAACTTTAGCAGTCGGACAAGGAGGGTATCTCTACACCTCTGGAGGAAGCGCAGGAAACTCATACGCTAAAATCGATACCAACACTCTGGAATCGATCATTTCTGTTGCTACCCCCACGACTTACGATATTCTGCATAACACAGGCAACCAAGTTTATTTCCCCGCTTCTCAAATCTGTGTTCAACAGGTTACGACGAATAACGGGAGCAAAGACATCCTGTTTTGCATCGAATCGTCAACTCCATGGGCTGGCGGTTACGTGATCATGACTGACCAACTTGAGGGGCTGATCGGACCCGAATCGAACCTAGCCAACGCCCCTCCACTTCCTTATGGTTACCCATACGGAAATACTGCGGCAGTGGCGGGATCAGTTAATACTTCCTATTCCGATGTATTTGTTGCAAATATGGATGGCTCTGGCGGGACTAACGTTATAGTCTTGAAGATGTCTATTGCCGCCATTATAGATAAAACTGATATTATTTCTCAGATACTTGAGACTTCTGGATTTTACACTTTCGCTCTGGACGTCAACACGGTAGTCCAGTTGGATCGATCGGCCTTCACGCCTGGGACAACAGAGGTCGGTGGGTCATGCTCGATAGCCTACGACACAACCGATGGAAATCTTATCGTAACAGCTTTCAGCGGCACCGTTAAGGTCAATTCAACAACAGGTGCGATTATTTGGAGAGTAGCGGGTGGCGTTGGGATCGGCCCGCAAACAAACTTGACTTCCGGACAAGTCGGGTTTCGGACTAACGTGGCTCAAGAGCAGTTTACCACTCTTAACACGCGAACCGGTGCTGTAACTCTACAGCAGAACTTAACCACTGGAGCGACTCCCGACGCGAATGCTGCGATGATATATGATGGCGCCTCAAATTCTATTATATGCGCTAATCAAGACGTCAGCTTTTCTCGTATTTACCTCGGGCTTACGACAGGGGTCACCTACCCGCTGTCTGATATCGTCTCGGATATTGTGGGAACCCGGTGTGGACTCACCCCCTCACAAATCGACACGAGCCTCCTAGAGAACACAACTGCTGGCTTCGCCATCACGCGGGTCACGACCGGGAAAGACGTGCTGGCGTCGCTCGCTCAGGCGTATTTCTTTGACGTCATCGAATCCGATTTCACGCTGAAGTTCGTCCCGAAGGGGACAACATCGATCGCAACGATCCCGCAGGCTGACCTTGGCTCGGCTGTCAAGCCGGAGGACGGCAATTTCTGGAAGAAGACCCGATCGCAGGCGATCGATCTGCCAACCTACATTCAGGTCAACTTTATCGACCTGGACAACGACTACCTCCCGAACGCTGGATTTGCAAAGCGACACAACGCACCTGTCGCCACCGTCTACAGCAAGCAGAGGCTGATCGTTGACATCCCGGTCGCCATGCATCTGACGGATGCAAACACCGTAGCGTCGACATGGTTGTGGACCCTTTGGACGGAGGTGGATCACTATGACACTTCCCTCGGATGGCAATATCTGTATCTCGACCCGTCCGACACGATCTCTGTCAATCTAGACAGTGGGGACTCCTATAATGTTCGCATCTCTCAGATAAATACAGGTGCTGATTATTCTCTCAAACTAGAAGCAGTTGGAGAAGACTCTCAGACATACACGCAGAACACCACACTAACTAATGTGCCTTCTCCTTACGTTAAGGTGGTTCCTCAGAACTCCTACGCCCGTCCGTTCTTGCTAAATGTTCCATTGCTAAGAACATTTGACGATACAGGAGGGACGGCTTCTCGTATATACTATGGCGCTGGGGCGTTCACGGTTAACTGGGCCGGAGGAGAGCTAAACGATTCTACTGACGGAGAGACTTTCTCTCCGTTCGACTATATTTCGACATCCGTTACGTGGGGAACAGTTATCGGCACTCTGGGAAATACAAAACTTCCGTTCAGCACTGACAACGTGAATACCCTCAAGGTTGCCATGGTCGTCCAGAACACGACGCTATCCTCTGCTGCCTTTTTAGACTTCATGAATGGCGCCAACGCTGCGCTGGTGGGTTCGGAAATAATTCAGTTCCAGAACGTCACGACTAACAGTGATGGGACCCTCACACTGAGCACATTGCTCCGGGGCAGGCAGGGGACCGAATGGGCTTGTTGCACACATGTGCCTGGGGAGACTTTGATCTTCTTGGATACGAACCTACATCTCAATACGATCCCACTCAGCCAGATCGGCGACGTCCAATATGACAAGCTCGTCCCGAATGGGACCTTCCTAGACGCCGCTCCGATGACGTCGGTGACCTACCTTGGGTATGATCTGAAGCCATACGCTCCGGTGAACTTCTCCCGCGAGCCAAGCGGAAGCGACGTCGCTATCTCATGGTCTCGTCGGTCTCGGTTTGATTCTGACCTCGAAGATGGGACCGGCACCGTCCCACTTGCCGAGCAGTCTGAGTCCTATGATGCCTACATCCTCGCCGCGCCATACAACCCGGCGACGGCAAACTACGCGACTCCAGCGTCTGCTGCGATCGTTCGCTCGTTCCTCGGCCTGACCTCGCCGATGTTGACCTACACAGCAGCGGAGATGGGAACGGACTCCTTCTCACCCAGCGTATCCACGTTGCACATTGTCGTCTTCCAGAATTCGGCGGCAATCGGACATGGCTGGCCTGGGGCTGCGGACCTCGCCGCTTTTTAGCGCACCACGGCGTCATTATCATTGACACCACCGTAAGCCATACCTACCTGTGACGAAATCTCTCGTCTGATCGGATCGGATTTCAATGCCAGTAACGCCAATCCTCAGTCTCCCCCAGGTCGCCTCGAATCAGAACCAGAAAGAGGTGACGATCAACGACGCCTTCTTGGCGCTGGAGAATGCCGGCAACGCTGAACTTTCGGTAGCTTTCACAGCGAATGCCGCGACGCTAACGCTGCTTCAGTTCGGTGAGGCGGTCACCTTCCTGATGGGTGCGCTCTCAGGCGCCGGGACACTAACGATCCCGTTGGTGACACGACTGTTCATCATCGACAACACAGCGAACGGGACATACCCCGTAACGGTTGGCGGAACTACTGGAGCCGCTGTCTTCGTCGGCGCCGGCACCATCATCCTGCTCTACTGCGACGGCACCAATACGAAGGCCATCTCTGCTCCAGGGAGCGGTGGTGGGTCAGGCGGTGTTACAGCCTTCAATACACGCACTGGACCCATCACGCTTACTGAGAGTGATGTGGCGACCGCGCTTGGGTTTGTCCCGATCTCGTCGACGCAGGCTGTGACCCAGCTAGTCATTGGCACAGGGCTGAACGGCGGAACTATCACAACCACTGGATCGATCAGTCTGGCGCCGATCGCGCCGAACTCGATCATGGCAAATACAGGGACCGGATCAGCCGCTCCTTCCGGAATGATCATTGGACCCAGCTTCACGATCACCGGGGGAAACACCCTGGCGATTGCGGGCGGTCCTGGCCTCGGAACGGTGACTGACTTGGTCGCTGGCGGAGGGCTTGATGGCGGCTCGATCACGAACGTTGGGACTGTCTCCATTCATGGTGTCGGGACCGCGACGGTTGGTCAGATTATGGAATCTGACGGCGCGGGCAGTGTTGTTTGGAAGACATCGGTGCCGGCTGCGTCTGGGGAACTGCTAGGCGGGTCAGGGACCATCGGCATGGCCTCGGGCATAACCATCGGAGCCAATCTCACCCTGGCTGCTGGCACGCTCGCCCTTGATGCTATCCTGACGGGGGAGACCCTAGCCGGCGCGACCCTGACCGGCGTCCTTACCAACTCGGGGACGATCGTCGGCGGATCAATCACTGGGCTTTCGACGCCTGTCGGCGCATCCGATGCAGCAACCAAAGGATACGTCGACGGCGCCATCCAAGGCCTGACGATCAAGCCGTCTGCTGCCGTAGCGACAACCGCCGCGTTGCCGACGAACGTGTATAACAATGGGTCGTCAGGAGTCGGTGCCACGCTGACGGCATCGGCTGCTGGCACCCTTTTAGTTGACAGCTACGCACCTCCCGTTGGTGTCCGGGTCATCGTCAAGAACGAAGCTACAGGTGCAAACAACGGACTCTACATTGTCACGCAGGCTGGGTCCGTCTCGACCCCCTGGGTGCTGACACGCGATACGTCCATGCAGTCGTCCGCCGAGTTTGAAGGCGCTTTCGTCGCCGTCGAACAATATGGAGCATCACTCGCAAACTCTCTGTGGCTCTGCACTGCTACCGGCACCGTCACCATAGGGACGACCGCGATCGGTTGGACCCAACTCAATAGCTCGACAGGCGCAGCGGCAGGCACGGGACTCGTCGTCAGCGGTAGCACGATCAGCTTGGCGCCGATCCCTGCCGGGTCCTTCTTGGCAAACACGGGGACGGCGAGCGCAGCGCCCGGCGCCCTCGTGATCGGGGCAGGCTTCTCCATCTCTGGTGGAACGTTCAACGCCACCGGCATGCAATCTCTGGCGATGGAGAGCGGTGGCGTCGGCATTGGATCGACGACTACACTGAATGCTGGGCCTGGGATCACGGTGGGGATCACCTCTGGAGTGGCGACGATCTCCGCTCCGGGAAACGGAACGATCACTGAGGTTTACACAGGCGCTGGGTTGACCGGAGGACCAATCACCACCACCGGCACGGTTGCTCTTGCTCCTGTCGCTGCTGGAGACCTGTTGGCGAACTTGGGAACTGTCTCTAGCGTCCCAACCGGCGTCTCTCCTTCCGCACTCCTAGACAGCGCCTTCGGAGCGAACCAGGGCGCTATCCTGTATCGCTCCGCGACCGCCTGGGCGGAGATCACTCTTGGCACCGTTGGGCAGGTTCTCGAAGCTCAGACAGGGACTCCAGCCTGGGTAACGGCAATCCCTGGTGCAAGCACCTCCGTCCTGCTCGGCGCCTCTGGCACTGTCGGCGTGGCTGGGACGGTGGCGATCGGATCAGGTCTTGGCCTCGCCACAGGCATCCTGTCTCTCGGGACTGCTACTGTTGGAGGAATTCTTGCCAACCTAGGCACTGTCGGTGCTATTCCAACTCCTCAGTCTGCTTCGTCGATCTTGGATTTTGCATTCGGGACTTCGGTCGGAGGCGTTCTGTATCGAGGCAGCACAGGCTGGACAGCGCTCGGAGCGGGAACTTCTGGTGAAGTTCTTATGCAAGGAACTACGTTACCATTCTGGGGCACGCCAACAGGAATCACCGTCCCGGGCTCTGGCATCGTCTATTCTACCGGCACCGCCCTGGCTGATCTCACCCTCGGGTCGAACCTCGGGTTCTCCACAGGGACGTTAACTCTTTCTGGCGTCGAACTGTCAACTAACAAAGGTGCAAACAACGGTTACGCTGGTCTGGATTCGAGCGGACGCGTCCCGCTCGCTCAGCTTCCATCGTCACTTGGTGAGGCGATGGTATGGGCCGGAGTCTGGAATGCCTCGACAAACTCGCCCACGTTGGTGAGCGGCGCAGGATCGAACGGAGCGACCTACACCGTGTCGGTCGCCGGCACGACGACTCTCGACACGATCTCTTCCTGGGATGTGGGTGATAAGGCTTCATTCGACGGGACTGACGGAGTGTGGCGCAAGATCGACGGCTTAGGCAGTGAAGTGCTATCAGTCGCCGGTAGAACCGGGCCGGTTACGCTCACCTATTCTGACATCGGCGGACTGAACGGTATTGCCTCGCAATCAATCCCTTCCGCTGGGATGGTGTATTCGAATGGCAGTCTCTTAGCGACCCTCACCCTCGGATCGAATCTCTCCTACGCGTCTGGGACGTTGAGTCTGACTGGGCTGAATGGCATCTCCACTCAAACGGTGCCGGCGTCTGGATTGGTTTATTCGAACGGAACGATCCTATCTGCCGTCACTCTCGGAGCCGGAGTTACGTTCTCTTCGGGAACAATTGACATCGAAACGTCAGCGAAGATCAGAACGATACCGTTTCCGATCGTCGGCGTCCCCGCTGGTGGTCAAGATATGATCATCGTGGTTACGCAGGGTGGCACGCTGTTAGCCAACGGTGGCGCTCCGAAGGCGCGGGTCAAAGTCAACCCGACCGCGACGAACACGTTGATCCTCTACACGGACGTTGCCGGAACGATAACGAACCAAGGCACGATCAGCATCAGCACGGCAGGGGTTGTGACGTGGCCTACCTTCTCCGCTGTTGCCCTGTCGGCTGGTGACTCGATCGAGATCATAAACCAAGCGACGGCAGACGCTACGTTTGCCAATTCCTGTCTTTCCCTCCAGTATCAGGTGACATGAGTCAGCGTTTCCTGGGCGCGGAAATGTTTTGAGCCACTTTCACATTACTTGACGCGTCAGCCAAAAAGACGATGTTAAGCAAACCTATCACCCCGATTGAGGAGAATACCCATGTCCGAAACTCAGACCGCGACGGTCGCCGTTGCGACTGCCGCTGCTCCGACCGCAACGACCCTGTCCGGCGAACTGAAGGCGGCTGTCGTCGCTGCGGCGGCTGCTCACCTTGCCAAGGTGACATCCGATGTCACCAAGCTGAACGTGGCGATGGACACTGACCTGACCTCCGTCGTGACCGAACTCAAGGCTGACGTCGAGAGCGATTACACGAAGGCTGTGGCTGACATCAAGGCCGAACTCTCCCGCCTGAAGGCTGATGTCCCGACGACGCTCGCCGGCAAGATCGTTGCGGGTGTGCTCGCGGCTTCGGCGCTCTCGTCCGCTGTGGCTCTGGTTGGGCATTTCGTGTTCCACGCGTTCTAAGCAGTGGTGGCAGGAAATGAGTATCCTGGATGCCGTTGAGTCGGTTTTCGAGCCGACTCCTAAAGCTCCTGATGTAGCTCCGCCTGTTGTGGTTCCCCCGCAACAGGCGGTTGCTCCTGATCTGTTTCTTGCTGCGATCGATGCTACTGCTCCACGTCTCGGAGTGCATGCGGCTGAGTGGGCGAGTGCGCTAGAGCCTTGGATGACGAAGGAAGGCATCGTCTCACCGAGGCAGAAAGCTGCTTTTTTGGGGCAGATCGATGTTGAGAGCGCCCTATTCACGTCGACCGTCGAGAACCTCAATTACACAGCCGTTCGCCTATGCCAAGTTTGGCCTGGGCTGTTTCCGACTCTCGCGTCTGCCGCACCCTGCGTCGGCAATCCCCAAGCTCTGGCTGACCGCGTCTATGCTGGCCGGTATGGAAACGGCAACGCAGCCAGCGGCGATGGCTGGCTCTACCGTGGCGGTGGGCTTATCCAACTCACCTTCGAATCCAACTACGCCGCATTCGGTAAAACGTTCGGAAAGACGCCGGAAGAAGCAGCGGAGTGGGTCCACACGACCAAGGACGGCGCTGCCGCCTCTGCCTGTTGGTTCTGGTCGGCGCACCACCTGAACGATGACGCAGACAATTGGAACATCGACGGCATCACGCACGTCGTTAATGGTGGATACCTTGGTGCCGCTCAACGCCTGAATATGTCAACCATCGCCTTGAGAGCTTTGGGGGGATCATGAAACTCTTCACCGCCCTAGCGAACACAAGCCAAGACACGCGCCACGCGTTTTTCGTCTGGGGACTCACTGTCTCTTGCTACGCTGGCATCATGGCTGCGCTGCTCCTTCGCCAGGGCGAGTTAGCCGGAAAGGTCGTGGACGCACTGAGTGGAATCATGGAGGTGGTCGTCTGCACCTATCTAGGAGTCGACTGCGTGCATCGATCTGGGATGCTTGGCGCCATCGGTGATCGATTCAAGGCATCTGACGCTGATCAACCTCCCTCGCCTACACAGTGAGGACAGCCGCATGCTTAGCACCTTACTCAGTTTCATCCCTGGTGTCGGCCCAATCCTAGCGGCTGGGACGAGCTTGTTCAGCAATTGGAAGCTAATGCTCGGGATCGCAGGGGCGGTCGCTCTAGGTGTGTTCGTCTGGTCCTGGGACTCCAGAGGAAAGCAGATCGACAGCCTAGAAGAGTCCGTCGCGACACTGAACGCAAACCTCACCGACGCCAAGCGGATGCTGGACCTGGAGAAACAGGCGAGCGTCGTTGCGACGAACCGGATCACCGACGCCGCAAACCAACAGATCGCGATCGACCATATAACCCAGGAGGCGCAAAATGCCGATCCTTCCGAAGACGGCCCCGTTGCTCCTGTCCTGCGCGCTACTCTTGACGCTCTTGCAGGGCTGCGGAAGCCAACCACCGGTAACAAATGACGTCACGATGGTGGCGCCGATCCCGGCGTCACTGCTGACCTGTCAGGACGCTCCAGAGGTTCCTGATAAGACTGCGACACAGAAGAGCGTGTCGGTCTTCGTAGCCACGCTGTGGAGAGCCTGGGACGATTGTTCCAAGAACCTCGGCGCGGTGAGCGGGCTTCTGACGCAAGAGAACAAGGAGGTTAATTCGAAATGAGCACCACATCGATCGCCACTGCTGTCTATTACGGGATCATGATAGCGGCGGTGTTTCTCCAGCTTCATTGACGCGGCTGTCTGTCGATGGCATTCTTACGCCGCCCCGTTCTAGGCTCGCGACCTCGTTAGTCGCGAGTCGGGGTGACTCTCTCGTGCCACAGACGTCCGGCCCTAGACCATCAATCCTGGGTCGGACGTCGCCACGTTTCCCGGTTGATACGCGTATCCGTATAAGGTTGTTTGATACGCACCCGCGTATCAGTCTTCATCGTCATCCTGTGTTATAGACGCGTGCATGCGCGTCGCCATATCCTTCGCCAAGGCGACATCCTCCGAATCAGTGAAGAGGTGCCCGTAGACTCTCATCGTGAACATTGGATCATGGTGGCCCATCGCTTCCTGCAACGCCTTCATCCGAGCCCCTTGGTGGATCAGCATGGAGGCGAAGAAGTGGCGAGCACAGTGTGGGTTTAGGATCGTCACGCCGGCCCGATGCTGGAGCGGAATCCACATACGCCGGTAGATGTTGGTTAGCTGGATCGTGCTGTCGTTCCTGGTAGGGAACACGAGCCCAGTCGTCCGACCGTTCATCCAGTCTCCCAGCCGCTTGGCTAGGTCCGCCGAGATGTGGATCGTCCTATAGCTGTGGACGCTCTTCGGCGGACCAATAGCTTCGAACCGATCAGCGCGTTGGAAGACCCGGATCGTCTGGTTAGGCAGGTCGACCGCCTCGCAGGGGAGCCCTCGCAGTTCGGACATACGGAGACCCGAGAAGATCATCGTGTGGAGCATGGGCTCGAAGAGTCTCCAGCGCTTCCATTCCCTCTTGTCGGCGCTCTCCTCTATTAAGAGGCGCGCGGTCGACAACATTCGACCTACCTCCTCTCGGCTGTGAATCCGAATCTTCGTCGACGCTGGAGCCACGTCCAACCGCTTGCTCCGCTGGAGCTTGATGTCAGAGCCCGGGTTGGTCTCGATCCATTCCTGTTCGATCGCGTGGCTCAAGACTGACTTAGCCAGGAAGAGATAGAGGCGCTTCGACCGACGCGATCGATCCATGGCGGACACGATATCTCTGAATTCACGTATGTCTCTCGGCTTGAGACTCGACAAGATTTTATGTCCCAGGACAGGGAAGACGTGAAGTTGCAATCCACACGTGTAGGACTCCAAGGTCGCTCGCTCGATCGGATCACCGCCTGATCGACCGACTCGGCACGCCTCCAGGTAGTCCCTCGCCGCATCTTCGAAGGTGAGTCCACTTGTCATCACAGGCAGAGCTACTGATTCTTTTGTCTCTGGAGCCGGATCAGCACGGACCTGTGAGATCGTCTCAACAAACCGCTTTGCATCCACTTTCCGAACGAAAGATCGTCGTTCTACCTTTCCTGTTGAGCCTCGATAAGTGACTTGGTGGCTGCTCCCAGGCGTGCCATCTTTGTTTTTCCAACGCCTGACCGAGATGCTCGCCATATAGCCGTCTTCCTAAATGTCATTGTTCGTGAAACCAGACATGACACAATTTGCACACAACGGTCAATGGTCTTCAGGCTTCTTCAATCTTTCCAAAAGGTTAGTAAAAATGACATCGAGCCTCTTAATCAGCGGGCCGTAGGTTCGAATCCTACAGCGCCCACCAATGAAACCCTTAGAAATCAATAACTTACAGAGCTAGCAGCGAGCCTGTGGTCGCCTTACGGCTGACACCCTGGGTGACATAAGCGTCCTGGCGCTTGTTTCAACGTGCAGTAACTTTGTGGTGCGCGCACAATCACACACAATGCCCCACAAAATTCAGGGGTCCCGGAGGAGGTTACGGAGAACTTTCGCAATCCATATTGACGTGCGTCACAAATTGTGACATCTTGTGGTTAAGGAAAAGGGGTAGTCATGCAATCTGCGGTAATCAAGCTTCTCACCTTCGAGGAAGCAGCGGACCATATCCACGGCGTTGCCGGCGTCTCATCGATCACACCACAGTGGGTTCGGTCTCAGGTGGACCAAGGGAAACTTCCAAGCGTCACCATCGCGAGAAAGCGCCACGTCCGAGTCGACGTGTTGGACGCTCTCGTCAGCAGATGGATGAAACTCGCAGCATGAGATTTAGTAATAAAAAAGGCGCAGCCGAAGCTGCGCCTTTTCATGCCAAAATGGAAAAATCAGGAAGAGTGGAGACGCCCACGAGCGCGTCCGATGATAGACAGTTTGTCGATAGGAACCTCATAGCTGTCGGCGCCGGTCGACACCTTGGCGGACTGTTTGCCGCCAGCAGCGTGGACGACATTCACGTTCGCAAGGCAAGGACCGACACCATCCCAGATGAGAAATACACCAGGAGGTGACGGGCGCTTGCTGTTCGTATCCACGACGACGCGGTCACCGTGCTCGTATGACGGAGCCAGGGTATCGCCCTCCACGCGCCAGACGATGACAGATTCTGGAGAAGGAATGCGAAGATCGCTTCGCACGTAGGTCTCCGGCATCAACCACTCAGCAGCAACTGATTGATCGGTCGCCGCGTCTCCAAACGTTACCTCACGAATTTTGGTTGTCCCTTCTGGACCACGGATCACGACAACAGGATCGCCAGTAACTCCGAATGCAAGGAATTCGGCGCTCACATTCTGGAAAAAACGAGCAGCCTCGTAAATCCTGGCGATCGACGGAGATGTAACATCCGCCTCCCACTGGGCGACGGCTGCTCGGCTCAATCCAAGATTCGTGGCAAGCTGTTGCTGAGTAAGCTCTGCCGCTTCACGCGCGCCTCGAATTCGAGAACCAACTGTCTGTGGGGCTTTCACTGTCAGACTCCTTTAACACTCTCCGAGAAATGTCGGTCGTGGGAGTCATGTTGTAAGCCTATGTAGAATAAAATGCAAGCGAACAGACTAAGAACATTCAGAAAAACTATCCGAACGTTCGCAGGACTTACATAACACAACCGTGAATAGAAATCTAGCGCAATATAGATACCTGCGTCACGCTAGATTCCAGTGCTTCCGAAACCTCCCGCACCTCTTGCTGTGTCAGTCAGGGTTTCTTTCTCCTCGATATCCAGAACAGCAGCCATTTCCAGGATAAGCTGAGCGACACGATCGCCGTGGCGAATCGTGACAGGCTCACTTCCGGTGTTGAGTAAGAGCACCTTTACTTCGCCCCGGTAGTCTGGGTCGATCACACCTGCCATCACGTGGATGCCAGCCTTGACGGATAGCCCAGAGCGGGGCGCCAGCCGTCCATAGCACATAGGTGGACAGACCATCGCGAACCCGAGCGAGATCAGCTTGCGCTTGCCGGATGGGAGCAGCAGCCCTTCCGTATGAAACGGAAGGTCGGCATACACGTCGTAGCCGATGGCGCCAGAGGACGACCGGACGGGAAGCTGACCGGTTGTGCTGGTTCGCATGACGGAGAGAGTGTGCTTCATTGGTTGGCACCTTCCTTGAGGACCCATTCGCGGGTGGCTTCGTATCCGCCTATCAGTCGTCCCTCGCTGGTGAAGACCTGGGGCAGCGTTGTCAGGCCCTTCTCACGCATCATCACGCGTAGCTCGACGAGGGGAGGTTCATGCTTCTCGAACGGGATGCCGAGGTCCGCGAGTAGCTCGCAGACCTTCACGCACCAGATGCACCCAGGCATCGACCATACTGTGAGCATCAGGCTTTCACTCCGAAGTCGACCGGACAGGCGCCGGACGCGCAGTCGATGTGTTCGAAGCTAACATCCTCCGCCACCACCTTCTGGATGTTGCGGACGACAGCCTCGTATTCAGCCTGAGACACAGGCTGTTCGGGCTGATACTCGTAAGCGGACGAATCCTCTTGTGGCATCACGGAGCAGCACCGGACACTGTCCTGGTGCGTAAAGATCATGTTCCGGAACGTGGCGTAGCTCACGACCTTCGGGTCGTATTTCAGCGTGAAGCTGATCTGACCGCCGTAGCGAGGACCATCGGTCCCCTCGATCCAATACTTCTCACCCAGGCGCAGCCATTCGAACTGCTGCTCGGGCGTGGCTTCCGGCGCGGTCACCAGCTTGTCGCCCATGCCGAGGGTCGTGATGGCTGGCTTGGTCGGGAACCCGACGATCGAGGTTCCCTGGTAGGATACCAGTTCACGAACCGGATAGCCAAGGTTTCGGTAGGTTTCGACCAGCGGGTCGTCGTTCCGGAATTGGACGAAGCGGAGGAACTGACGCATGGATGGAAGATGCCAACCCTCGGTAAGACCAAACAGCTTGCTGGTAGTCCCCGCCGGCTTGACCGTGGTCATCGTGTGGGGAACGTTGACACCGATCTCTTTGCAGTAGCGTTCGGCTTCGTCCCGAACAATGAGGTTGAACATCCTCATGGTGTTCCAGAAAAGCTGACCCTTCTCCTCATCGATCAGGTCGAGGAACCCTAGTCCGAAGAACTTCC